TGGCGAACTACAAGGCTTAGCAGAAGACCTTATAGGGTACATAGATGCCGATACTGATAGTAGGAAAGATTGGGCTGACACCTTTGTTAAAGGGTTAGATGTGCTCGGGTTTAAATACGAAGAACGCACTGATCCTTGGGAAGGTGCTTGTGGTGTGTACTCGACGGTACTGGCTGAAGCAGCAATACGATTCCAAGCGGAAACCATGAGTGAAACATTCCCAGCGGCTGGCCCCGTACGTGTAAAGGTGTTAGGAGAAGAGACTCCAGATAAAGCCGAAGCCGCTGATAGGGTGAAGGCTGATATGAATTACGAGTTGACGGAGCGGATGGTCGAGTACCGCCCCGAGCATGAACGGATGCTCTACAGCCTAGGGTTAGCAGGGTCTGCGTTCAAAAAAGTGTATTACGATCCAAGTTTAGGTCGTCAAGTCGCCATCTATATACCCGCAGAAGACGTGATTGTGCCTTATGGTGCGTCTCACATAGAGACTGCTGAGCGTGTTACTCACGTCATGCGAAAAACTAAGAATGAACTAAAGAAGCTCCAATCTATGGGGTTTTATCGAGACGTTGATTTAGGTAGCCCAGAACCTTACCACACGGATATAGAGAAGCGTAAAGCGGAAGAAGGTGGTTACTCGATAACAGATGATGATCGGTACGCTATCTTTGAAGTACACGCTGATCTTGTTATTCCCGGTATTGATGAGGATGAAGAGGAGATTGCCAAGCCTTACGTAGTGACTATTGAGCGTGGCACTAATAACGTCCTAGCAATTCGTAGGAATTGGTCGGAAGAAGACCCCCTGATGCTAAAGCGCAATCATTTTGTTCATTATGTGTATGTGCCGGGGTTTGGGTTCTACGGTCTTGGTTTGATTCATATCATTGGTGGATACGCGCAAGCGGGTACGTCTATCATTCGCCAGTTAGTAGACGCGGGTACGTTATCTAATCTTCCGGGGGGCTTGAAATCTCGTGGGCTACGTATTAAGGGAGATGATACTCCGATAGAACCGGGGGAATGGAAAGACGTTGATGTACCCTCTGGGGCTATACGAGATAATATCATGCCGCTCCCATACAAGGAGCCAAGCCAGACATTACTACAACTCCTTAACCAGATAACCGTTGAGGGTAAACGGTTAGGGGCCATTAGCGACATGAACATCTCTGACATGTCTGCTAACGCTCCTGTGGGGACAACGCTGGCCTTGTTAGAACGTACTCTGAAGCCTATGGCAGCGGTACAAGCCCGTGTGCACTACGCAATGAAGCAAGAGTTTAAACTACTTAAGCTAATTATGTCGGAGTATGCAGCGAATGAGTATGACTATATACCCGAAAGAGGTGAGGTCAGTGCTCGTGTAGCAGACTACATGATGGTAGAAGTTATTCCTGTCAGTGATCCGAATAGCTCGACAATGGCACAACGGGTAGTGCAGTACCAAGCGGTACTTCAAATGAGCCAATCAGCCCCACAGATATACGATTTACCGCAGTTACACCGACAAATGATTGAAGTACTAGGAGTCAAAAATGCGGATAAATTAGTGCCTGTTGAGGATGACGTTAAACCTATTGATCCAGTTAGTGAGAATATGAACGCGTTAACAGGTACGCCCATTAAAGCCTTTATTCATCAGGATCATACCGCTCATATCGCTACACACCAATCATTTATGCAAGACCCAATGGTCGCACAGATGATTGGGCAGAACCCACAGGGACAGCCTATTATGGCGGCTTTACAAGCTCACTTATTTGAGCATTTAGGGTTCCAGTACCGTAAACAAATAGAAGAACAGCTTGGAACACAGTTACCTTCACCCAATAAAGAATTACCTGAAGATATAGAAGTGACACTGGCGAAGTTGTTGGCCCAAGCGGGTACGCAGTTAACCCAAGCAAATCAACAAAAACAAGCTCAACAACAAGCTCAACAACAAGCGCAAGACCCTATATTCCAGTTACAACAAAAAGAAGTGGCTATTAAAGAACAGGAAGTACAACGCAAAGCCGCTAAAGACGCGGCAGATTTGCAAATACGAGCGGCTGAACAAGACCGCATTTCGCAAAAAGAAGCGATTGATGCTGCGATTAAAACAAAACAGTTAGGACTAGATGCTCAAGAACTGGAGCTAGATGCTCAGAAAGAAGGGCTACGTATGGCTACGCAAACAACAAAAGACCAAGATAAACTCAATCTTGACTTGTTACGGCTTATGGATCAACAGAAGAGTGAATAATGGCTAAAACCGTCTTAGACGTGCTTAAAGATAGAATCGAGGTAGATAAAGCCTCTGCACTACAGTTTCTGGGTAATGGGGGAGCTAAAGATTTCGCCCAATACAAAGAAGTTACAGGTATGGTTCGGGGTCTCGAAACCTGTATAAACTACGTAGAAGACCTCTCGCGTAATATGGATAATGATGATGATGAGTGAAGCTGAAATTTTAACCGATGAACAATTAGAGAAGTTACTCCCTGTACCCGTAGGCTATAGAGTACTTATAGCTCTACCGCAAATAGAAGAAAATTTCCAAGACAGTGACCTCCTTAAAGCGTCTCAGACGAGGCATGAGGAGCACATTATGTCTATTATCGGGTTGGTAGTAGATATGGGGGATCAGGCGTATGCTGATAAAGATCGCTTCCCTACAGGTGCTTGGTGCAAACAAGGGGATTACGTTATGTTTCGTGCTAATTCAGGTACAAGATTTAGGATAGGTGGTACAGAGTACCGTCTTATGAACGACGATTCTATAGAAGCTGTTGTTCCCGATCCTTCTAGCATAACCAGAGTATAAGGAGTCATTATGCCATTTCAAAAAGTAGAATTTGAGTTTCCTACCGAAGAAGAAACTAGCACAGAAATTGAAATAGAAGGATCTAGTGCTACTAGTCCGTTCGATGAACCGGAAGAAGTTTTACATGGAACAGAGGAGGTTTCACATGAAGCAGAAGCACAAGATGCAAGTCTGGATAGTGAAGACGACGATGAAATTGAAATCGAAGTGGTCGATGATACGCCTCAAGCTGATCGAGGCCGTAAAGCGACTGAACCTCCAGAGGATGTCACTGACGAAGAACTTGAAGACTATAGTGATAAAGTTCGTAAACGGATTAAACATTTCAGTAAGGGTTACCACGATGAACGCCGAGCTAAAGAAGCTGCTGAACGAGAGCGTCAAGAGCTTGAGCAAGTGGCGCAACGCCTTATCGAAGAGAATAAAAGCCTTAAAGGGACTGTAAGTAAAAACCAAGAGGCACTTTTAGAGCAAGCCAAACGTACAGCGGCAGGAGAGATGATCTTAGCAAAGCGTGCGTACAAGGCGGCTTATGAAGAAGGAGATTCTGACAAACTGGTTGAAGCACAGGAAAAAATGACAAGTGCTAAAGTGAAATCAGATAGATTATCTGAAATGCAGCCAGAGGCTTTACAACCATCAGAAATTCCTGTAAAAATAGAAGAAACACAGGAATCTTACGCTCCAGCACCTATTATAGACGAACGCGCAAGCAGTTGGGCAGCTACCAACAAGTGGTTCGGGCAAGATGATGAAATGACAAGTTTTGCGCTGGGGTTGCATAATAAACTTGTCAAAGAAGGGGCTAACCCCCAAACTGACGAATACTACGAGAAGATTGACGCTCGTATGCGACAAATATTCCCCTCTGCATTTGGGGAGGTTGAGGTAGAAGTTGAGCCACGTAAGAAACAGACAAATGTGGTTGCTCCCGCAACGCGGAGCACAGCACCTAGAAAGATTAGGTTAACGCAATCACAGTTATCAGTTTCTAGAAGACTTGGACTTACTCCTGAACAGTACGCCAAACAGGTTGCAATAGAAATGAGGAAACAATAATGGCTACAAACAGAATCGACCGAGAACAAACAACTCGACAGAAAACTACTCGTAAAAGGCATTGGCAGCGACCAGAAACACTTCCATCGCCAGAGCCTGAAGCAGGGTATGCGTTTCGTTGGATACGTGTAAGTTCTCGTGGAAATGTTGATGCCACTAATGTCTCCTCTAAATTACGAGAAGGTTGGGAACCAGTGAAAGCGGTAGATCACCCTGAAATAACGCTCGTTGACATTGAACAAGAAAAGTTTAGAGACAACGTAGTTATTGGTGGTTTGTTACTTTGTAAAGCACCTATTGAGTTAGTTGAAGAACGTAATGAATATTACGAAACACAAACAAACTCGCAGATGCAATCAGTGGATAACAACCTTATGAGAGAAAGTGATCCTCGTATGCCTATATTTAATGATAGGAAGACAAAGATTTCTTTTGGAAATGGAACTTAACTACAGGAGTGTATAAGCGATGGCTTATCCCACTATTGCTGGCCCATACGGGTTAGTTCCGGTAAAAATGTTAAGCGGTGTACCTTTTGTTGGCCTTACTCGGCATTATTCTATTGCTAGTAATTATGGAACCAATATCTTTCATGGGGACGCTGTAAAACTTGTTACCGGAGGCACTGTTGAGCGTGATACGTTTGACGCTGCCATGACACCAATTGGTGTCTTTCTAGGTTGTACTTTTACAGACCCTAGTACAGAGCAAGTTACTTTTAAGCAGTATTATCCTGCTAGTACCGTTGCCTCTGATATTAAGGCTTACGTCGCTGATGGAACTGACATCCTTTTTAAGGCTGCGGTTGTATCTTCAGGCGAAACGATTGGCGATCTTGCTATTACTGATATTGGTGCTAACGTAGCTGGTGTGGATAACACTGGTAGCACTATTACTGGTAATTCTAAGAGCGCAATCTCTGACACCTCTGCAACAACAAATACACTGCCTTTCCGCATTGTAGCGTTGGTAGAGGAAACCAAGAACAGTTCTGGCGGTTTCACTGAAGCATATGTGAAGTGGAATGCTGGACATGCGTTCAATAACACAACCGGAATATAGGAGTAGTGTAAAATGGCAATTTCACGCGCCCAATTACTAAAAGAACTCCTCCCCGGACTGAACGCTCTGTTCGGATTGGAGTACGCCAAATACGGCGAAGAATCAAAAGAAATCTTTGAGTCGGAAACGTCTGATCGTTCTTTTGAAGAAGAGACTAAGCTGTCAGGTTTTTCTGCGGCACCTGTTAAAGACGAAGGCTCTGCCATCGAATATGACAATGCCCAAGAGACTTTCACGGCTCGGTACACTCACGAAACCATTGCAATGGGATTCTCTGTTACTGAAGAGGCGATTGAAGATAATCTTTATGACTCTCTATCAGCCAGATATACCAAAGCATTGGCTCGTGCTATGGCTTATACGAAGCAAGTTAAGGGCGCAGCCGTTCTTAATAACGCTTTCGCAGCAGGTACGACTTACGGTGACGGACAGACTCTCTGTTCTACTGCTCACCCGTTAGTCTCTGGTGGCACAAACTCAAACCGCCCAACTACAGCCGCTGACTTGAATGAGACTTCTTTAGAAGCCGCTATCATTCAAATTGCAGGTTGGACTGATGAGCGTGGTTTGTTAATCGCTGCTAGACCTACTAAGCTCGTAATCCCCTCTGACTTACAGTTTGTGGCAACACGACTGCTAGAAACAGAAGGTCGAGTAGGCACCGCAGACAATGACATCAATGCGATTCGTAACAATGGTGCGATTCCGGGTGGCTACACAGTTAACCATTATCTGACTGATACAGATGCTTGGTTCTTGATGACTGATGTACCTAACGGTCTGAAGCACTTTGTGCGAACTCCGATGGCAACGTCTATGGATGCTGACTTCGATACTGGGAACAGCCGATACAAAGCAAGAGAACGATACTCCTTTGGTGTATCTGATCCGCTTGGTATCTTTGGTTCACCCGGAGCGTAATAAAGAAGGGGGTGTAATAGCCCCCTTTTTTATGTAGTATAGAATATTCTATCCCTGACAGGTGCATACAGTACCTGACATTAGCCACGACAGGAGATACTCATGGCGAACACAACCTTTAACGGCCCCGTCCGTTCGGAGAATGGTTTTACAGTAGTTTCAAAGAACGCTACTACTGGCGCAATTACAGACGTAGCAAACATTGCTTCTACTGGAATCGTAACTGACAAGTATGTTAAGCATGTTGGTTTTGCAACTGGCGTAACAGTCAACACTACTGCTGGCGATAGCCCTGCTATTGGTGAGTTTACACAACCCGCTAACACTATCATTACAGACATTAAAATATTCTGTGATACTGCTCCTGTTATTGGAACGGGCGACATTGGTTATGAAGTAGGTACAAGCAGTTCGGGCGCACAGATTGTCGCTGCCCAGACAGACGAAATCCTAGATGGTGGAACAACTGTAGTTGTTGGGAACGTAACAATTACATCTTTGGTATTACAGACACAAGATGGAACTACGGCTCCTGCATCTGTTCAGTATACGTCTGCGGAAAGAACTATTTACTGCAACATTACTAACACAGTTGACGCGACCACTGCTGGATCGTTTACGTTTATCATTGAGTACACGCAAATAGCGTAACAAAGGAGGTAAATCACTATGGCCCTTAAAGGTTCAGGTAGTGATGTAACATCCAGCTTTATAACTGCTGCTGCCGCAGATCCAGACGGTATTTCTACAGCCGCTAGTATTAGTGGAGCCGCTAACTTAACTATTGGTGGCGCATTAGCTAGTGGGGGATCTGTTACTATGGATTCCCCTAGGAATGTCACCATACTTTCCGCATCTGATGATTCCGGTATTACTTTTACTGTTACTGGCACTGATGAGTCTAATGACGCTCAAACTGAAGCAATTACAGGGGCTGACTCTACCACTGCAACGGGGACTAAGTTCTTTAAGACAGTGACTCAGATAGCTACTTCTGGTTCTTCAGCGGGTAATGTTAGTGCGGGTTCTGGTGCTAGTTGTTGCGGTGTCATATCTGTTGCACGTTGTCGTCTACGAGGAATATACGTAGTAAACGGTAGTGGTGCAGCAACCATTGTATTCAGAGAAGGTTCTGGCACAGGTACGATAAAGATGCAGTTTGCTACGGTAGCAGGAGCGAGTACCAACTCTTATCCTGATGTACCAGATGACGGTCTTTTGTTTGCAGGTGGGGGGTTCGTTACGTTTACGGCTGTTACAGACTTAACAGCAATGACTAGTTTCTTCTCTTAGCATTATGAGAGCGTATTATAAGTCTGGAGGTAGTGTTTCAAAGTCTCCCGCTTGGACACGTAAGGAAGGCAAAAGTAAGTCTGGTGGGCTTAATAAAAAGGGTGTTGCTAGTTACCGTAAAGCAAATCCCGGCAGCAAGTTAAAAACCGCTGTTACCACTAAGCCTAGCAAACTGAAAAAAGGGTCTAAAGCAGCTAAACGCCGCAAGTCCTTTTGTGCCCGTATGTCCGGTATGAAGAAGCGTAACACTAGCGCAAAAACAGCAAATGATCCAAACAGTAGAATTAATAAAAGTCTACGTAAGTGGAATTGTTAAATGGCGTACCTACAATCGAACATACCTTACTTTAAGGCGTGGGTTCGTAGAGAGTATACAAAGAATATGGAGATGTACCACGGCGAGTTTCTTCACGCTATGGTGGTCGCTGTAACATGTATGCCTAGTAGGTGCTTGAGCTTTCAAGTTATCTTTACAGGTTGTGAGTCTGATGATGAGGGCGACCAAAATGTACACGGTGGAGCTATGTGGGCTAGATTACCTATTACAGCTTTAGTAGCAGATACTCCTTATGAAGAGTGGCCTCAACCGTTACCTACGTATCTAGCACAGCCTTGGGATTGTATGTCTCATCATCATTCTGTTTATAAAATAGAAAGAGCTTCTCCTGCTCCTTGGATAGCTAAAGTAGATGGTGAGTTTTACCCTGCAAAGTACTATTTCACCGTAGATTATACGGACAGTGAAGTGGCAGATGACCCTGCACAACATAAACAAAGCCACGTATTAGAACTGCTTGACGCAGGGGAGTATACGGGGAACATAGTAGCCTTACCTAACAATAGGGTAAGAGTAACTCACCCAGCGTGGTTTGAGATGGGAGAAGGTGCTCCCGACTTTAAACCAAATCAACATACCTATAATTCAAAAGAAGATGTAGGTTATGTGTGGGATACCGCTAGGGTATTTAATAACTTATATAGTGAGGGTAGTGATGAACAAGAAAAAAATGACTAAAAAAGGCTACTCTAAGGGTGGCATGATGAAGAAGAAAGGCTATTCTAAGGGTGGCATGATGAAGAAGAAAGGCTACGCTATGGGTGGCATTATGGGGGGTAAAACATCAAAATTCCCTGACCTTAACAAAGATGGCGAAGTTACACAGGCAGACATACTCCAAGGGCGTGGAGTAAAGAAGATGTCCAAAGGTGGTATGGCTAAGAAAGGCTACGCTATGGGCGGCATGATGAAGAAAGGTTATGCTAAAGGTGGGCCTACAAAGAAGAAAGGCGCAAAGAAAGGCGGTAAGGTTCGTGGTGTAG